AGGTTAGTTGCCACCTGTACGGGGCCGTCCCCTAGGTCTACTGCGAGGGTTAGTTTCATGTTGTCTCCTTAGTCGGGCTCAGAGTATGAGCGGTTTAAACGGTGGTGTCTACGGAGTACACGCCACCAACAAAAGTAACGTCTACGGTAGAAAGTTCGCCCATAGTGGCGTTAATTACTGGAAGTTCGGCGAGGAACGCCCCAGTAAGAATAAAGCCGGGGTTTGTAGCACCATCAGGGGGTGCAGCAGGTTGCACTCGAATTGTGGTTGTGGTGCCGACAAGGCTTGACAGTGTGGCGTAGGTTTCGGACGATGCGTAAGAAAGATACATCGACAGGGTCACTTCGTGGTTGCCTAAACCTTTGACATACTTACGATCAGTGTCACCAAACGCGGTGGCTTCCAACTGGTCAAAACGATGTGTAACAGTAGCTGCTGTGCATTGGTCGGTGAGGTCTACCGAGTTCACTGTTACTACTGGGTTAGAAAGGTAGGTGCTTGTTGCCATTATGACTCCTTGTTGTCTTGGATATTAGCAGTTTCCTGCTTCGGTTTTTTAGGTTTTCCGACTTCGATAATAAAACCGCCAGCGATAAGCGCGTCTAGGTTTACGCCCGCCACGGGCACAAACTCATCGCCGGGGGTTCCGATGCGGGGGCTAACAATCTTGTACATGGTTTCCTTACGCGGTTTGGGCTTGGACAGAAATAACAATGTCATAAGCAGGATAGTCTGCGCCACCAATAGACACAGCCGTAGGGTTACCCGACTTCACGGCAACATTCTTGGCGAGCAACTTGGACGCAATCTGCAACAGATCACGCAAGGCGTCAAGGTTGCCGGGGCCCGAGCCAATTATTTTCACGGGAAAATCCATACGCACAATGTTGTAGTTCCACGCATCAAACGAGGGCGCGTCAATAAACACACAAGACGTAGTTATCTGGCGGGGGTCTATCGCCACAGGCAAGCCTGTAATGGTCTTGAGCGTGGCTGAGAGGTCGTCTAAAGCCTCGTTAAACAGGTCGTTGTATGGTAAGGCCATTAGGCAACCTGCGGGCGGTTAATGCCCAATAGTTGCAACACCATAGGTGTAATGCCGTTAGCAGGTGGGCTACCCATACCGTCAAACGATGCCAGCGCCGTGTACGAGCCTTGCTGACGGAAGTAAGCAGCGCCGATCATGATTGTGCCGAGGGTGACATCGCCACCGGGGCTAGTTGTAAGACTGTCCTGCAGGTAGCCCGCTTCGGAACGCCTACGAAAAGCAAAAGCGTTAGCAGCTGCAGCGCACTGCACCAACAAGGCAGCGGCGTTAGTGCTTGTTAGAGGAATGTCTAGGTAGTTACTAATCTGTGTGTTCGTAATCCAAGTGCACGTCAATGTCCAAGTGACAGTGCCCAGCAACTCGGCCTCGTACTCAAAGTTGTCGCCAACATCAACAAACAACAACTGGTTAGGACGTGGCACCGTCTCATCAAACATCAATGTGCCGTCTGTCTCTACCCCTACGTACTCGTATTGTGGGCAAGCCAACACTAGAAAAGTGCCATCAAAACCGTCACCGAGGCCCGCAATGGTGATGCTTTGACCGGGGGTAATGTCCGTGTTCGTAAGCGTCTGGACGACTGAGTAATCGTCCAAACGCATACGCGACGTAATGTTAAATACCGCCATGACGGTACCGCCTTTCGGGATTAGGCGACAACGATGTTCTTGACCTGATCGCCGTCCGCGATAAAGGTGGAAACGTATCCGTAGTAGGAGAATGTGCGGCCCAATGTGCTTGGGACTTCAACGCTCATAATGCCACGGATTTGCTCGTAGAACTCAATTGCTTGACCGCGTGCTACAACCATTGTGCCGTCCGCAAACGCGCGGTCTACGACAAGGTTTAAGCCAAGTGGGTTAAACGTGTTCATGGCGGTGACATTGGCTGTGCCCATGCCATTCACGCCCATGAGTCCTGCTGCACCTGTGTATGGGAACACTGGACGCTTGTCTGCGTCCAACTGTGCACCAAGTTTTTGCCATACATCTGGGCTGACAAAGATGTGATCGGGCAAGAAGTTGGTTGCCTTAAGGATGTCAGTTGCTGCATCGTAAAGGGCTGCAATTAAGGTGCTTGGGTCGTTTGCGGTCACTGTCCATGTAGAACCCGATGCAGTGTCTCCTGCAAGAATTGCAGCACAAGCTACTGCGTCTGACTGAAGCATGTATTGGCCTGCAAGGTCGCGCAAGATAATTTCCATAGCGGCAGGTGAAGTAAAGTCAATGTCCTGTGCGGAAAGTGTGACTTGTCCTGCAAGTGTGGTCTTGCTTACAACGTTGGACGCAATTACTGGTGTGCGTGCTGCAACACCGTTAAGTTCTGGTGACTGTGCACCGACTTCAGTGTGGGTTGTCCATGTTGGGCGAATAAAGGTTTTTTGTGTTCCACCGTCTGGAAAAGCGCGAGCGCCCACGGCTGCCACTACAGGTCTGATGTAGTTAAGGTCCTCAAATACGTTGCCCAACACTCTGACATTGAGCAAGCCAACGGTGTCAGTTGTAAGCACATCGCCAGCAGCTGCTTGGAGTGCTGTCTGCTTTGACTTCATTACCTCAACGGCTGCTGCGTTTACACGCTGCCATACTTCGCCACCAATGTGGTAAGCGGCCATGTATTCACCGGCAGAGGGCATACCAAAGTTGCGCTTTGGTGCTGCGGGAATTGGTGCGGTTGGTGTAGCGGCCTCTACGACTGCTTCGGGCTGTACTGCGTCCACGGTTTCTGTCTCCTCGACTTCGGTTGATGTGGGTTCTGTGTCGGGTTCTTGTGCTGATGCTAACACTTTTTCGATGACTGCACCTGCAAAAGCAGGAATTGGCACAAGGCTTAATTCCAGCCACTCGGCCTCAGTCACAACCATTGTGCCTTCATCATCATAAGAAAACTTTGTGGGGTTGACGCCAACACTTACAGAGTCCAAAACCCCGTCTAGCGCCAGTGTTAAAGCCTCATCGCCGGCGGCGGTTGCCGAGATACGAGCTGAGAACATCATGCCTTCTTCGGTGTCCACGCGCTCAGTTACTAAGCCCACTGGCATAGACGAGTCGTGATACATAAACAACTTGGGGGCTTTGCCTTCAACTGGTAGTGCGCCTTGCTCGAAACGTACTTGGGTTCCGTCTGACACTGTGGCGGTCTCACCGTATGGTACGGCTACACCTGTGATCGTGCGGGTCTGTGTCTCGCCTGCGGCGGCGTCAATGGTGACGGCTTGTGCGTTTAACTTAATCATGCTCGGTTTTCTCCTGTTTCTACTTCCTCAACATCCACGTTGCGGTTGGTATTGGCTTCTTCGACTTCTCCTAAGTATTCCTCAAAATCAAACTCCACGTAAGTACCTACGGGCAAAACTGAATTGCCTGAAAGGGTCGAGGCGATGCACTCGGCGTAGGTCTTAGTGCCATACAGCCATAGATCAACGCGGGACTCTCGGCTGTTGGTGTAGGCGTACGATCCGGTGGGCACGCCCAGCAGGTACGGCGGGATGTTGCAAATCTGGGCCATTTGCAAGGCAGAGAATTGCGCCGACTCGATAAGCATCATCTTGTCCGGGGTTGCGCTAGTTGCTTCGTACGACAAGAACTCGTTTAGAGCTGCGGTCTGGTTTGTTTGGCGGGCGGCGTTAAACGCTGCTGCAAGGTCGGCAAGTTCTTGTGCGCTAAGAGGCTCACCGCCAGTTTGCTTAAGGATGCCAGACGGGATAGCGGTATTAGCGTTGCGGTAGCGCGCATCCTCAATTTTTAATGCTGTGCCAATGGCCTGCTCGGATGAGTAAATCCAGCCTTGCAAGGGACTAATAAACTGCACCACATTAGCGGGGTCTAGCATGCCGCCTTGGAAGTAAATCTCTTTTGACGGGGCGTACCACACGGGGCCATCCTGATCGGGTGTAGTTATTGACCCGGCAGGCAGTCGAGTGAACGACGCGGGGAAGCCGTCGCTTGTTCTAGACAAGACGTACCAGAAAGCCCTGCCGAAAAAAGCGATGTCGTCAAATGTCCATGCCATAAGAGTTTCATAAGGGATGTTTGGGTCTGGTCGGCGCAACCAAGAGCGAGGCGCAAGGTCTATATAGTCAATTTCGCCTTCGGCCTCATTCCAAGACTCGCGGTACATCTTTAACGGCATTGCCGAAATAACGCTGGCGTGCAAGTCACGGGCGCGGCTAATAGCAGGAACTTGCATGGCGCGGTTACGGGCCTCGCCCTCAACATAAGAGTAATACTGCCCGATCATGTTAGGGCCTGCGAGGTTCTTGGAGTATCCAGTGCCCGCCGCAGCTGCCTTTTGTGTAGGCATTGGGCTGATTTGTGCTTTGGTTTCTTTGCGGGTAAAGAGTGGCATTTACATTCCTCGAATAGTGGCCTGCCGTTAATCCCGACAACTAACGACAAGCCTGCCTAAATAGTAACCGTACTACATGACAACGAGCATGGGTTTCTGTCGGTTTTGTGGTCGGCTCACGGCTGACACAGCCCACACCATGCAACGCGCAGCCTCGATAGGCCCGGGCGACTTCTGGCTAGACAAAACGTACCCTTGGGCGGTACGGACTCCGGTGGCCCTGTTGCAGTGTTCGGCGAGAGTCTGGTTTCCGTCATGCAACACCTTGCCTTCCAAAATCATGTTGCGAACCAGTGACGTATAACGGATTAACTCGGCGTAGCCCGTTAGTTGGTAGCGCCGTTTTAACGCTGTAGGCACGTGTATTTCCAGCGTAGGAGTTACTAACAGTAGAACCGAGGGGTGTGTCATAACCCGCTCTACGTGTGTCCACATTTCGGCTTCCGTGTCTACTACGAACTCAATCTTGGTGAATACCTGTTGGTTATGCACCACTGATCTCACACCGATATAGCGGGCCTCATCCACACTGCTGTCCACAGCCAAAATGCCGCCTTCGGGAAAGTCCTGCGTGGTTCGGCACTTGTCCCACACGCCAGCATCAAGCCACGCCCCACGGCTAGCACTCCACTGATTGCCATGAGAACGTGGGAAACTGTCCGACTTGACCGCAGCCTGCAACGCCTTTATGGTTATTGTTCGCCCCAATGCTGGGTTACTGAGTCCCCAATATCGGGAGTCCCGACTATCACAGCCTGCGGGAATGCTCCATTCCGCAAAAAAGCGTTCCGAGGTTACGCCCTCGTCAATTTCTTGCAGGGCGATAGATCGGTAGTTAATCATCGCCGTAGAGGACTCGTCCCCGGCGGTAGACCACATCGAAAGCAACGGATTAGCCCGCGCAATCATGCTGGGTTTGAGTGCATCGTCTAACACCTCGGGCGCAATGTTCCACAACTCATCCACCACAATAAGATCGTAAGACCCGCCGTGAAGTTTTATAGAAGCTGCTCGTACTTCCCAGCGTGACCCGTCCGGCATCTGTACAGACTTACGACCCAACGCCTGCATAATCTTCGCCCCGAAAGACTCTTTTAACACAAACGCTAAATCGTTAAAAATAGCCTCGGCTCTGTCCAACATGTTGGCAGTCGAAAGAACATACTGCGGAGACTTGCGGTGCATCACTGCGTACTCAGTAAGCCACCAGCCAATCATCGCCCGGAGAGCCACAGACTTACCCTGTTGTCTAGCAGTACTCACCAAAGACTCACGAAACACAAGGTCGCCGTTCTCATCGTGTTGCAACTGCCCAGAAAGAGCCGTCACCTGCCACGGCATCAACTCAATGTTGAGATGACGTTGCGCCCACGCTGCAACCGCAGGCCCATAAGAGTATCCCCCCAGACCAGCAGTAACCAATCGCGGAAACTCAGACGCCGTAGGCCCTAGATCGGACTGGTCAGTTTCAGTCTCGGCTAGTTCAGGCTGGTTGCCGTCAAAAAAGAGACGCGAACT